CAATAATTGTATCCATTCTATTACGATTTTCTTTGTCAAAAATATCTATACCAGCTTCGTTAATATTTATCCATTTCCCATCATATATTGTAGAATCTGTTTTTTTACAAACATAGATAAAAACATTCTCTGCTTGTTTCATTAATTTTCTTAAATAAATTGCTTTTCTCATTTTTTTTTCTCCGTAAAATTAATATTATCTTATTTATACATATTTTAAATGTGATGTCAACACAATATTTACTTTTTTTTTATTAAGAGTACAATTAAATAACCAAGACAATATAAACTAGATATAGACTGGCTTGGCAGACACCCTAGAGGACTATATCTTTTAACTAGGAGAAAAAATGGCAGGAGTACATTTTACAGGACCTATTCTTTTCGCAGGAAAAAATAATGAAAAGAAATGGTTTGAAAACTTACCAATTGATAAAAACCCAGATTATGTAGTTTATTTCGATGACTTCGATAGAATTGGATTTGATTCTAATACAGGTCATAGATGGACTGTCGTAAAAGATTCAGGTGCGTCTGTAGCTATTGCAGCAGACCAACTTAATGGTTTAGTTAATCTTAATTCAACAGCAACCACAGATAACGATGGTGCTTCTATTCAAAAAAATGAAATTTTTCAGGTTCAATCTGATAAAGCTCTTTGGTTTGAAACTAAAGTTAGAACATCTGATGTAACTGACACTGATTTATGTTTTGGTTTCACTATAAATTTTGCAACCAATCCTGAAGCTATGCTTACAGCTACAGATAGAATTGTATTTCAAAAAGATGATGGAGATGCATCAATTCTTTGTAAAACAGAAAAAGATGGTACAGAAACTTCAACAGATTCTGGTATTGATATGACAAACGATACTGATGTTACATTAAGCATTCGTTGTCAAAGCACAGGAAAAGTTGACTTTTTTGTAAATAGAAAATTAGTTGCAACACATACAGATAATATTCCAACTGATGAAATTTTAACAATAGCTGCAATGTCTTTATCAGGTAATGCTACTGGAACTAAAGTTACATCAATTGATTATATGTTTGCTGCGTCTGACAGATAGGAGTGAATTATGAACTCTGATGTAGGTGCAAAAACTTTAACATCAACAGGCACAATACAGTCTGGTAGAACTAGATTATTATCTATTTATTATGTTGGTCATGCCAGTGCAGGAACTTTAACTTTTAAAGATGGTGGAGCAAGTGGTACACAAAAACTTGTGATTACAACTCCAGCCAGTAGTGCTGCCGACCAATATCAGGTAGATATACCTTTAGATGGTATCTTGTTTAAAACAGACATGCATTTGACAATTTCAAATGTAACTTCTGTGACTGTTTTTGTAACACCAATAACTGCCGACACTGATAATGGATAGTTATTACGAAGACTTGGATTTGTTTGGTCTAAAAGAGGGAGGCATGCCTCCTCGAAATAAAAAAAATTTTAGACCAACAAAATCAGGTGCAGGAATGACTGAAGCTGGTGTAAAAGCTTACAGGCGTAAAAATCCAGGTTCAAAGTTACAAACGGCTGTGACTGAAAAAAAACCAAGTAAGTCACGAGCTAAAAGAAGAAAATCTTATTGTGCTAGAAGTCGTGGACAAATGAAGATGCACAATGTAAACTGTAGGAAAACACCTAACAAAAGAATTTGTCAAGCAAGGAGGAGATGGAGATGTTAGAAAAAATTAAATTTTATAAAGATATGATAAAAGACTTGTATGTTAACAATAAAGACCTTATAGTGATTGTATTATGTGGTTTATTAGTGATATCTTGGATGCTTTAGTAACCTTAGTTTTATTTATAGGTTTTTTATTCTTCTTTTCAATATGGGGTGTTTGGGCAACAATCTCTTATCCAATCAATAAATTATATGAAATTAACAGAAAACTTTTCTCTGGCAGAGCTAACAAAGTCACAAACAGCAACTCGACTAGGGTTTGAAAATAAACCTAATCAGATGCAAGTTTTAGCTTTGACTAAACTTTGTGAAAATGTTCTTCAACCTATACGCAATAAATTTGAAATGCCTGTAATAATATCCTCTGGCTTTAGGTCGGCTCGCCTGAGCGAAGCTATAGGTTCTTCAAGCAAGTCGCAACATTGTAAAGGTGAAGCTGCCGATATCGAAATATTTGGAGTTGACAACAAAATTTTAGCAAGTTGGATTAACAACAATATTAAATATGACCAATTAATACTTGAATTTTATAAACCATCAGACCCACAAAGTGGTTGGGTTCATGTATCTTATACTGATGATTGTCGTAAACAATTTTTAAAAGCTTATAAAGATGCTAAAGGAAAGACGAGGTATATACCATGGCAATAGGAAGGTCACAAATGAAAAAACAAATTACCGATGGTCCACAAAAGCGTAAGTTTGCAAAGACTAGAAAGAGTAAAAAAAAGGTGATAACATAATGAAAGATGATATTATAAATGCTCTGGTAAAAGTTTATGATGCAAACATTGAAAAAGCTAACGCAACTATAAAAATTTATTTAAATAGTTCTGTTGGTATAGGTGAACATCCAAACATCATAGATGAAATAGACAAGCAGGTAGATATAGTATCAACTAACGAACACAAAATTGATATTATAAGGACATTTAAAGATGCAGATAACTAAAAATATAATTAAATTTAATAATTTTTTGGTAAAAATTCCAAAAGAAACAAAAAGAGTTTGGGATTTAGCTGAGAATAGATGGGGGTATAAATATGACAAAACTATGTGCTAGAGGCAAAGCTGCTGCTAAAAGAAAGTTCAAGGTATATCCTTCAGCTTATGCAAACGCTTATGCATCAAAAATATGTGCAGGTAAAATTAAAGACCCAAGTGGTGTAAAACGAAAAGATTTTAAAGGACCTAAACCTGCAAAAAAAGGAATCTTTGCTGAAACAAATTATGAATTTAGTGTTGGAGGTCATGCTGTCATGGGTTCGCCAGTAAGCGTTGATGTCGATGGTGATACAATAACAAACCCTTCTGCGTCTAATTACTATAAAGATTTAATGTAATGGGATTAAAAAAGTGGTTCTCACAAAATTGGGTTGATATCGGTTCTAAGAAAGCCGATGGAACTTATGCCAAATGTGGTCGTAGTAAATTAAAAGCTGATAAAAAAAGAAAATATCCAAAATGTGTACCATTAGCAAAAGCAAGAAGAATGTCAGAATCGCAAAGACGAAGTGCAGTAAAAAGAAAAAGAGCAAAAGCTCAAGGTGTAGGCGGCAAACCTACTAATGTAAAAACTTTTGCGGACAATGGTAAATTTATAGTTAAACCAAGAAAAAAATTTTCTTTAAAACCTAAATTTGATTTTAGTGAAGTTAATTTAGGAGATGTAAAGCGAAGTTATAAGCGACCTGCTGTTGAGCTTAAAAAACAAAATAAAAAATTACCTGATGTTTCTGTTGAATTGTTTAAAGAGTACACGGATGTAAAAACACCTTATTATGAAGACAAAAAACAATCAAAGGGTGTAACTGGCACCATTGGTGGTAGATATGGTAGAGTGCGAGGACAAATTGCCAAAGACAATAAGACAGGAAAAATTTCAAGACAACTAAGCATTGAAGGAAGTTTTGATTTTGCAAAGGGAGGGTTTGCAAAGAACTATTATAAGGATATACTTTAATCATGAAAAATTCACTTAAAAATCCAGATAAAGCTGACCTTGATGGAGATGGGGTTCTTACAAGTTATGAAGAAAAAAGAGGGAGAGCTATTGAATCAGCCATGAGTAATCAGGTAAAAAAAAAGAAATTTGGAGGCATGGCAGTTCAAGGTGTAAAAGACCCAACTAAAATTCACAGAAGTTAAGGTGATGTATGGCAACTTCAGATTCAACTACTTTTGACCTCAATATTGATGATATCATTCAAGAAGCTTACGAGAGATGCGGTAAGCGAACAAACAGTGGTTATGATTTAAAATCAGCAAGACGAAGTCTTAATATTTTATTTAGTGAATGGGGAAACCGAGGTGTTCATTTATGGAAAGTTGAATTAAAAGAGCAGTTGTTAACAGCGGGCACTTCAACTTATACTGCACCTACAAATGCAAACGACATTCTAGAGGCATATATCAGCACCACAACAGGAACGACTTCTTCAACTAATGATGTGTCGCTAACGAAAATTAGTAGAAGTGAATATGCTGCTTTACCTAATAAAGGTTCAACAGGACAACCCTCACAATATTATGTTGACAGACAAACCATTCCACAAATTACTTTATATCAAACACCCAATGCTTCAACATATACATATTTAAAATATTACTATTTAAAAAGAATTGAAGACGCTGGAGCTTATACTAATACGGCTGATGTAGTGTTTAGATTTATTCCGTGTATGGTTGCTGGGTTAGCTTATTATTTGTCTATGAAATATAATCCACAGGTAGTTCAACAAAATAAACTTATTTATGAGGATGAATTACAAAGAGCACTTGTGGAAGATGGTCAAAGAACCTCAGTATACATAACACCACAATCATATTACCCAACTAGATTATAAGGAGAGAAAAATGAAAGGATTACGATTAAAAACAGGTGGAGACGCAAATTTAGAATTTATAAAAGGTGTAAGTCCTGTATTAGCTCAATCTTATAGTGCTATGTTATCTAATATTAAAGACCCAGCAAAACAAGATACTTTTAAGAAA